AACATCATCCTACAATGAAACCTGTGGCACTGTGCGCATATCCGATTATGAACAGCTCGCTGACAAACAACATTGTACTCGACCCGTTCGGCGGCAGTGGCAGCACTCTCATTGCCTGCGAGCAGACAGGACGCATTTGCTATACGATTGAGTTGGATGAGCGTTATGCCGATGTTATCGTGAAACGATACATAGAGCAAAAAGGCTCGGATACCGACGTTTACCTTATGCGCGATACACAAAAAACTGCATATAGAGATGTCAAAAAGTCTGTAGAATAACGCTTGCTATTCTACAGATTTTATGGCTCTATATGACCTGCGTAGAACGCAGAAAGGTGGTAAGTGCATGGAACAAAACACATTTGAAGTCCGGTATAACATTACCGGCGACGAGCGCAAGCGTCTCGTTCGGGCAATGGGCGATATTTTGGAAGCTGAACCTAAATATTTGGGTGCACCGAGCTTCTCTTACGAGATTGATTATTTCACTGTTGATAAAAACGGCACCGTTGTCTTTGATAACCGTAGTGATAGCGTGGAAATCGAAAACCTCATAGAGTGGCTGCATGAATTGGGCTTTGAAGCAGAAAAGGACGGCAGTGACACCAATGATGACGACAAGCTTGTTATTGAGATGCCGCTGACAGGCTTCACTCCTGAAAAACTTGATAACCTTGCTAAACTGGTCACCGCAAAGGAATCGTTACTCAAGGCAGCATTAGGTGCCCCCGATTTGCCCATTCAGCAAACAGAAAACACTCTCCGATTCCCGTGGTTCAAAGGAAACTTAGACAGCGATTCGGTTCACGCTTATACCACACTAATAACGAAGCTCTGTGAAACGGCAAAAGAAAAGCAGCGAGTCAGTGCCAAAGAACGTGAGGTTGATAATCCAAAGTACGCCATGCGCTGCTGGCTGCTCTCCCTCGGCTTTATTGGTGACGAATACAAGGTTAGCAGAAAAATCCTGCTGAAAAACCTCTCCGGCAGCAGCGCATTCAAAAATCCGAAAGGTGGTACAGGTGATGAGCAATAGATTACCTTCAAGAGAAACCGTCGAACGTATCCGCGCTCAATATCCCGTCGGGTGCCGTGTGGAACTGATAAAAATGGATGACATACAAGCTCCTCCTATTGGTACTAAAGGAACGGTCACGGGTGTGGATGACATTGGAAGCATAATGGTTTCATGGGACAACGGCAGCACGCTTCATATCGTATATGGCGAGGATATATGCCGGAAAATTTAATTGAAAAATACACAATTACAGTAGTTTTACGAGCAACAAAGATTGTGTAGTATATGCCGATTTATATCGTGTAATTGCCTTGCTATGCTGTGTCTTCTATGGCTATATGTAACCTACCGCAAGGGAAAACACACAGCACGAAGGGAGCAAGACACAATGTTTACAACGAAATTCGGCATCGAGATTGAGTTGACTGGCATCACAAGAGACGAGGCGGCCAAAGTCGCAGCAAACTATTTTGGCGGGACGGTTACACACACATGTGATTACTACGACACAAAGAAGGTAACGGCCCCGGACGGACGGATTTGGAAGTTTATGAGCGACAGCAGCATTTCCTGCCAAAAGAAACAAGGACGCCAAAAGGTTGCTGCTACACGAGATTACAGCGTAGAACTGGTCAGCCCCATCCTAACTTATCGCGAGGATATAAAAACGCTGCAGGAACTGGTCAGGCAGCTTCGCCACGCCGGTGGGTTTACAAACAACTCCTGTGGAATACATATACACCTTGACGGTGCAGACCACACGCCGAGGAGCATAAGGAACTTTGTGAACATCATCGCCAGCAAGAACGACCTTTTTTACAAGGCTTTACAAATAGCACCAGAACGGATGAGTTACTGCAAAAAGATGGATAGCCTTCTGGTCGAGAAATTAAACCGACGCAAACCAAAAACAATGGGAGCCATTGAGAGCCTTTGGTATGAGGACTACAGCGAAAGCACCAGCCGTCACTACCATTCAAGCCGATACCACTTTCTTAACCTGCACAGCTTTTTTACGGGCAACCATACGGTCGAGCTCAGGGGGTTCAACAGCGAGTTGCATGCGGGTAAGATAAGAAGCTACATTGTTCTCGCCCTCGCTCTCAATCGCCAGGCGCTGACACAGAAATGCGCTTCGGCAAAGAAACCGCAGGTTGAGAATGAAAAGTTCGCGATGCGAACCTACCTCAACCGCATTGGTTTCATTGGCGAGGAATTCGCAAATTGCCGGGAGCACTTAACCGCCCACCTTGACGGCTCGGCGGCTTGGCGATTTCGGGCAGCCTAAACGGTTGCCCCACAAAAACAAGGAGGACAAAGACAATGAATAAAACACTTTATCTTGCCTATGGCTCAAACCTTAACCTTGAGCAAATGGCATACCGTTGCCCCACAGCGAAGCCTGTCGGGCAGGTTGTTTTGAAAGACTATCAGTTATTGTTTCGTGGCGGACGCGGCGGCGCTGTAGCGACCGTGGAGCCGTTTAAGGGCAAGACTGTGCCATGCCTGCTGTGGGAGATAACTCCGGCTGACGAAGCGGCACTCGACCGCTACGAAGGTTTCCCGTTCCTCTATCGCAAAGAAAAGGTCAAAGTGAGACTTGGAAAAAAGAACGTGGAAACTATGGTGTACATCATGAATGAAGGCAGACCACTTGGCACTCCCAGTTGCTATTATTACAGCATCATACTTGAGGGTTACAAGAGTGGGGACTTCGACATCAGCATTTTAAAGCAGGCTGTCGAGGATTCAAAGGAGGACGAAAATGAATAAAAGGTTAAAGGAACAGATACTCGCCATCCGCAACACTGGCCTGACGAATATGTTTGATGTAGCGACGGTGCAGCGCATCGCCTACGACATGGGTTTCCATGAGCTGGTCGTTTATCTCGACGAAAACCACAAGGAATATGCCCATTTCATACTGACCGGTGAAGAGGATAAATAAATATATATTAACCGGAGAACAGTCCGAAAACGGCTCTGTTTCTCGTACAGATAGATTAAGTAGGCTTGCCTGTGGCAGGTCATTTTTTATGCCATTTTGAAAGGAGGCGGCTGATATACGAAAACTAAAGAAATACACACCAACTCGTTTTATGATGAAGGATTCCGTTTACTGCAAGGAAGCCGCCGACTATGCTGTCGCTTTCATTCAGGCCTTACGTCATACCAGCGGCATATGGGACGGTCGTCCTTTTGAACTTATAGATTGGCAGGAACAGATCATTCGAGATGTGTTTGGTGTTCTGAAGCCAAACGGCTACCGTCAGTTTAATACAGCATATATCGAAATACCAAAAAAGAATGGAAAGTCAGAGCTTGCCGCGGCAGTTGCACTTTTGTTGACTTGTGGCGATGGCGAACAGCGCGCTAAGGTATATAGCTGTGCTTCGGATAAGAACCAAGCAAAGATTGTGTTTGAGGTTGCTGTGGCGATGGTGCGCAAATCACCGGCATTAACAAAGCGGGTTAAGATAACTGAATCGACAAAAACCCTTGTATATATGCCCACGGAGAGTACTTATCAGGTGCTCTCCGCGGACGTGGCAAATAAGCATGGATTCAATACCCACGGGGTTATTTTCGATGAATTGCATACACAGCCTAATAGAAAGCTCTTTGACGTTATGACCAAGGGTAGCGGAGATGCCCGAATGCAGCCACTATATTTTTTGATTACAACTGCTGGCGACAATACGAACTCCATCTGTTATGAAGTGCATCAAAAAGCACTGGATATTCTATCAGGACGCAAGACGGATCCAACATTTTATCCTGTAATCTTTGGGGCTGCGGAAACGGATGACTGGACGGATCCAAAAGTATGGAAAAAAGCAAACCCCTCTCTTGGCATCACAATAGGATTAGACAAGGTAAAGGCAGCTTGTGAGAGTGCAAAGCAAAATCCGGCTGAGGAGAACAGCTTCCGGCAACTCCGGCTGAACCAGTGGGTAAAACAGTCTGTACGCTGGATGCCAATGGATAAATGGGATCAGTGTGCGTTTAAGGTAGATCCCGAGTCGCTCGAAGGTCGCGTCTGCTATGGCGGGCTTGACCTCTCCTCTTCCACTGATATCACAGCCTTCGTGCTGGTCTTTCCACCGCTCGACGAGGATGATAAATACACTGTTTTGCCGTTTTTCTGGATGCCGGAGGACAACATTGATTTGCGTGTTCGACGTGACCATGTGAATTATGATTTATGGCAGAAGCAGGGTTTCCTCAAAACAACTGAAGGCAATGTTGTGCATTACGGTTTCATCGAAGCCTTTATCGAGGAACTCGGTACAAAATATAACATCCGTGAAATAGCCTTTGACCGCTGGGGGGCTGTACAGATGGTGCAGAACCTTGAAGGTCTTGGCTTTACAGTCGTGCCCTTTGGGCAAGGCTTTAAGGATATGTCTCCACCCACAAAAGAATTGATGAAACTGACACTGGAACAAAAAATTGCTCATGGCGGTCATCCTGTTCTTCGCTGGATGATGGACAACATCTTTATCCGCACCGACCCTGCAGGCAATATTAAGGCAGATAAAGAAAAGTCAACTGAAAAAATCGATGGCGCTGTGGCAACGATTATGGCACTCGACCGTGCGATTCGTTGCGGAAACGACAATGGCGAGAGTGTCTATGACAAACGCGGTCTGCTTATTTTTTAGCAAAGGAGAGTGATGTCTATGGGAATCTTACAAGGAATATTCAAGGCACGAGACAAACCTAAAAATGCACTTGTAGGTAGCCGCTACAGCTTCTTTTTCGGAAACACAAGTGCCGGAAAGCCGGTTAACGAACATACAGCCATGCAAATGACAGCGGTCTATTCCTGTGTGAGGATACTGTCTGAAACATTGGCGGGGCTTCCGCTTCACGTGTACAGATATAATGATTCGGGCGGCAAAGAGAAATATTTAAAGCACCCTTTATATAAACTGCTCCATGATGAACCGAACCCTGAGATGACTTCATTTGCGTTCCGCGAAACGCTGATGAGTCATCTTTTGTTATGGGGCAATGCTTATGCACAGATAATTCGAAACGCCCGTGGTGAGGTAATCGCTCTCTATCCTCTCATGCCGAACAAAATGACAGTTGACCGCGACAGTAAAGGTCGGTTGTTTTATCTTTACTCCCGCACTAGTGACGATGCGCCTACTCTTGGCGATGACAGTCAGGTATATCTCTCGCCGTCCGAAGTTTTGCATATACCGGGCTTAGGCTTTGACGGACTTATTGGCTACTCACCCATAGCTATGGCAAAAAATGCAGTGGGACTTGCTATTGCTACTGAAGAATACGGCGCGAAGTTTTTCGCAAACGGAGCAGCACCGGGCGGTGTGCTTGAACACCCCGGTACCATAAAGGACCCGCAAAAGGTCAAGGAAAGCTGGAACGCCGCCTACCAAGGCTCACAAAATGCGCACCGCGTGGCTGTTCTCGAGGAGGGTATGAAGTATCAGCCGATAGGCATCTCACCCGAGCAGGCGCAGTTTTTGGAAACCCGGAAGTTTCAGATAAACGAAATTGCCCGTATTTTCAGAGTGCCGCCTCATATGCTTGCTGACTTGGTAAAATCCTCATTCAGCAACATCGAGCAACAGTCGCTTGAGTTTGTAAAGTACACGCTCGATCCGTGGGTAGTGCGCTGGGAGCAGTCCATGTGTCGTGCACTGCTTATGGAAAGCGAAAAGCCAATCGTATTCATTAAGTTTAATGTAGACGGCTTGCTTCGAGGCGACTATGTTTCCCGCATGAGCGGATATGCAACCGCAAGGCAGAACGGGTGGATGAGCGCAAACGATATCCGTGAGCTAGAAAATCTCGATCGCATTCCGGCGGAGTTTGGAGGAGATCTCTACCTTATCAACGGTGCGATGACCAAATTACAGGACGCAGGTGCGTTCGCAAAGCAGGCTGAGCCTGCACCCAATAAAACAGAAACGGAGGAAGGTTCTGATGAAACAAACAACGCGGGCAGAAATGCCTCAATCCGCACAAAGTAATATAAGCAATTTGCCAGCGGGTGCTACCTGCAAATTCTGGAACTGGGTGCGGGATGAGGAATCCGGCACACGAACGCTCTACCTTGACGGCGTGATTGCAGAAGAATCATGGTTTGACGATGATGTCACCCCTAAGGCTTTCAAAGCAGATTTGAATGCCGGTGAGGGTGACATTGTTATTTGGCTCAACTCTCCGGGCGGTGACTGTATTGCCGCAAGTCAGATTTATGCCATGCTCATGGACTACAAAGGCAAGGTCACAGTCAAGATTGACGGTATTGCCGCATCAGCAGCGAGCGTTATTGCGATGGCGGGAACAACTGTGCTAATGGCCCCTACCGCTCTCATGATGGTACACAATCCACTGACTATCGCAATCGGCGACAGTGAGGAAATGCAGAAAGCCATTGCAATGCTCTCGGAGGTAAAGGAAAGCATCATCAATGCCTATGAAATCAAAACCGGGCAATCACGAACAAAACTCTCCCACCTTATGGATGCCGAAACTTGGCTAAATGCCAACAAAGCCATAGAACTTGGGTTTGCAGACGGAATTTTGGAAGATGAGAAAAAGCGTGTGCAAGCAGAGGATGTGACATTCGCTTTCAGCCGTCGGGCTGTAACAAACTCTTTACTTGACAAGGTTAAACCCAAGATATCCAAACAGAACAAAGGTACACCCATTGAGTCGCTGGATAAGCGGCTTTCTTTAATTCTGCACTAATTTAAAGGAGGAAATAACAATGAGTAAAATTCTTGAACTGCGCGAAAAACGCGCAAAAGCATGGGAGGCTGCTAAAGCTTTCCTCGACGCAAAACGCGGTACGGACGGTATGGTTTCCGCTGAAGATACCGCTACCTACGACAAAATGGAAGCCGATGTTGTAGCTCTTGGTAAGGAAATTGAACGACTTGAAAAACAGGAAGCCCTTGATCGTGAGCTATCAAAGCCACTGAACACACCTCTAACAGCCAAACCCGCCGTTCCCGGTGCTGATACCAAAACAGGGAGAGCTTCAGATGAATACAAAAAGGCGTTCTGGAACGTGATGCGCTCTAAAAATCCGCATTATGATATTAGAAACGCTTTGGAAGTCGGAGAAGACAGCGAGGGCGGCTACCTTGTACCGGATGAGTTTGAACGCACACTCGTACAGTCTTTGGAGGAAGAAAATATTTTCCGTAAGCTGGCAAAAATCATTCAGACCTCCAGCGGCGACCGCAAAATTCCGGTAGTCACTACACACGGTACAGCCTCGTGGCTCGATGAAGAAGAGCTTTATCCCGATACCGATGAGGTTTTCGGTCAAACCTCTATCGGAGCATACAAACTTGGTACCTTCATTAAGGTGTCTGATGAACTGCTCAACGATTCGGTCTTTGATCTACCAAGCTATATCAGCACCGAATTTGCCCGCCGTATCGGATCTAAGGAAGAAGAAGCCTTCTTTGTAGGCGACGGTTCCGGTAAGCCTACAGGTATTTTCGCTGCAACAGGTGGCGCACAACTTGGAGTCACAACCGCAGGCGCTACCGCGATAACTGTTGATGAAGTTATCGACCTGTTCTATTCCTTGAAATCTCCTTACCGCAAAAAGGCTGTGTTCGTGATGAACGACTCCACGGTTAAGGCGATTCGTAAGCTGAAGGACGGACAGGGGCAATATCTGTGGCAGCCTTCACTGACCGCAGGCACTCCCGATACCATCCTAAACCGCCCAGTCTACACGTCTGCATATGTACCGACAATTGAAGCCGGTGCTAAGACCATCGCTTTCGGCGATTTTAAGTATTACTGGATCGCTGATAGACAGGGGCGCTCGTTCAAACGTTTGAACGAGCTTTTCGCTACAACAGGTCAGGTGGGCTTTATGGCCACTCAGCGTGTGGACGGAAAATTGATTCTGCCGGAGGCCATCAAGGTTCTCCAGCAAAAAGCGTAACGGAGGTGCGACATGGGTTACAACACAAAGAACTACACCGAACAAGGCGGTGAGAAAACAGTTATCGGCGGAACGCTTGAAATCAAGGAGGGAGCCTCGGTAACGGGGCTTTCCGCCGACCCTCTTCTCGTGGCAACCGAGGAGACCCTCGGTGGTGTAAAAGCCGCTGCTGCTGGTGAGAGCGATACCGTCGAAGTTAAAATCGGTGAAGACGGTAAGCTGTATGTGCAAGCACTTGCTGTGGCAACATCTGAAACTTTAGGCGGTGTAATAGCCGAAGAAGCCACTGTGGGAGATACCGTCGAGGTTAAAATTGGAGAAGACGGTAAGCTGTATGTACCGACCTATCCTGCTGATGCTACGGAATCGGTCTCCGGATTGGTAAAATCAGCTGCAAATCAAGCTGACAGCATTGCTGAGGATACAGCCGCACTTGTCACGGATTTCAATGCCCTGCTCGCCAAACTGAAAGCTGCGGGGTTGATGGTGGCAGACGAATAATGAGCAAAGGAGGCGGACAGCATGACAACAGATAATCTTCTTCCCAAAGTAAAAGCGAATCTGATCCTGGCGCATGACGCGGACGATGGACTTCTGCTCCATTACATCAAAGCCGCCGTCTCCTATGCGGAGAGTTACCAGCATGTCACTGAGGGCTATTACACCGAAAACACTATGCCACCCACT